TCTTGCCTCATAATTACTTCTAAAATAAACTTGTGCCTTTCTTCTTGATACTATTCTTGAATCAATGCTTTGTAACATATCATTAGTATCTTGTAGATCAACTTTAGTTTTATTTTTTAAATTTGAATATGCTTGTGAGTAAGCAATAAATCTTTTTCTTTTATAGTCTAAACCAGAAGATGTTCTTCGAATAATTACCTCTTTTAAATTAACTCCAGCTTGTTCTAATCCTTTTGTAACTATTCTTGGAAATTTCCCAATAAACTTAGCATATCTTAATTGAAGATTTTTAATATTGCTTTTAATTCTAATGTCTGAAGCCATTATCTAATTAATCTACCAAATCCGTGTAAGTTTTCTCTTTCAGCCACAGATATTTGTTGGTTATCATCAGCATCATACTCAACACCATCTTCTAGTATTTTTTGAAATTCTATATTGTATTGACTGTTGTAATATTCGATCATTCTTTCAAATCTATCTTTATCAGCTTCAGGTCTAAACTTTGTTAATGCTGGAAAGAAAAATTTACCTAAAAATAAATAAACACCTGCTCTTTTAAATTGATCTAAATTAACTCTATCGTTTTCTAACTCTACTGTATTTAAAACTGTAATATCTGTAAAAACATTTGTTTTATATGTTTGCCACCATTTAATTCTTAATTCTCTTAGAATATCATCTGTTGTTAGACCAAGCCAAGTAGTTACTTTAGAATCGTTTGAAGCTATTCCAAAATCAAAAGCATCTGGTTGATAAGTTTGAACATCAGCGACTGTGATAACATTTAAACCTGTAAAGTTAGCCATAGTAAATCTCCTTATTAGTAGCTGGGGGATTTCTCCCCCAACTAAACTCAATTATTAAAGTGCGCCATCCACTGTTACTTGGCAACCAAAGTCATCTTTGATTACACCTGTACCGTAAGTAACTGTACCTACGATTTCAGTAGCTCTTAATGAAGCATCTCTCTGAGTTTCGATTTTGAAGTCAGACTTCATAGCTAAACCTAGAGATTGTGGGTGGAATACACCACCAACAATGTCATCATTACCATCTGCAGAAATGTTTGCATTTTCAAAAAGATCAATGCCGAATACTGTTCCAACGTAACCATTTCTTAAAGTTTCGTTTCCAATATCTGACATAGCATTTGCGTTAGTTGAGTAACCAGCATTTGCTAATGCTTTTTTCAAATTGAACATAGCTTTAGGACTGAACACCCCATAATAAGGTCTTGGAATGTTTAATGATCTTAAAGTTGCTTCAGCAGATAATAGTAAGTCTGGTGTTAATTCAGTTCCTGCTGAACCAAGATCGTTTCCTGATGCAAATGAACTAAATAGACCAGCTAAATCTGCATCTACTTTTTTAGCAATAGCTTCACCGAATAATTTTCCGATGTCTGCTGCTACATCTCTTGACGCAGTGTCACGTCCAAGATCTGTAAGCGTAGTCATCACACCCACCTCACTAGCAGTTATAGTAGCTTCAGTTGGGTTGATTTCTGTGTTTGCTAAATCAGTTGCTTCAGACACAGCTGATGCACTGATGTTTGGATATACTGGAACAGCGATTTGCTTACCAGCACCACTTATGTTGTAAGTCGTAACCAAAGGTCTCATTACAGAAGTTTCTTGGAAGTTAAAAATAGCTTCTTGGATAATTTCTGTATACAGTTCCGATAGTGTAGACGATGTTGTTTCGTTAGCCATCTTATTTACCTATATTGTTAATTGTTAATTGTTAATTTAGGATTTAATTTAAACCCACCTCTAGCCTTACGCATTTCTGCATAAACTTTTCTATCAGATGGATTGTTTAAATCCAAGTCGCCTATATTTATGGGTTTTTGGCTATTACCACCGATAGCACTCTGACTTCCTGAACCAGACAAAGACCCTTGACGGAAATGTGGGTTGCTATCTAAAAACTCCTTAACTCTCTCCTCGATTGTTAAAGGTTGTCCTTTTTCGTTATATCTGATGTTTCCATTATTATCAAGTATTTCTGTTCTACCATCATCAGCTAATTGTACCTCTGATTTTAGTAAAGCAACCACTTGATCTGGATTAACAGCTTTGCTCGAAGATGCAACAGACAGAATAGATTTATCTACCTTTTCCATTTTCATTTGTTGCTTGTAGTTATTTAATTCTCTTTCTTTTTCAGCTAAGCGTTCTTGCATAATCTTCTCAAGTTCTTGTTTTGTTTTAGCCTCTTCTAATTGTTTTTGTTTTACAAGTTCTTCTTTTTGCTTTTCTTCTTCTTGTATTTTCTTTTCGTATTTTTTTCTTTCAGCCATTATTCTTTGTTCAATTATATTTTTTATTTGATCTTGAGTTAAAGTTTTTTGTTCTTGTGTTTCAGTAGTTTCATTACTACTAACTTCTTTATTCTCATTTAAAGGTTGAGATACCTTATTTTCTTCTGACATATTACTCCTTATTCAATTATTAGTTCTCCGTTATCGTCATACCAGTCAGGGTTAACGTAACTCCATTGATGACGGCAATTATATCCACCTCGAACAATTAAAGGGTCGCCAGATTTCTTTCCTGACCAACTTTTTCTTCTCCAAAGTTCCTTGACTTCATCAATCGTAAATAGTCCTGATTTTCTTTTATCATATCTTCCGTTTCTTACAAGTGCACAATGTTCTCTGGTTGTAGCAATAATACTACCAAAATACTTAACCATTTTAAGCCCAGCTTGATCTGATTTAAAGGCATTTAGTTCTGCGTCAAACTCGCTAAGGGTGTCGTTTAATAGCTGACTAGAATACTTTTTCATATTCTCTCCAGCACGATCTGAAGCATATTGAGATTGTAAAATTTGTACATTTTTATCAATTTTTTCTTTTAATGCTTTTGCAAGTGCAGTTCTTTTATCAAGTCCTCTGTATTTAATATCGTCAAGTTTGATTTGATCTACTAACTTTCTAATTTCTCTTTGATCTGCTTTTGCATAAATACCATTTATTGATTTTCTTAATTCACGTTCTAATTCTACAGGACTATTGCCTAGCAAAGTATATTGATAAACCTTTTGATTTAAAGTTCTTGTAAATGTATTTGATATATCTTTGAATTGACTGAATGCTTGTCTTTTAAGATTTTGTATTAAAGATAAATCAGCCTTTGTTAATTGTTGGAACTCTACTGGTATATTGCCTATTTTTTTAAATGCTTTTTCAATTAGCTTTGCTTGTTTGCTAAAACCTTTTCTAACAACTCTATCAGCCCAAGGAAGATATTCTGCCTCTAATACTTTTCTAATTTCTGGTTGAAAGTTAACTGCTGATTTTAATTCAAATAATTTACCCTCTTGTGTAGGTAGTTTTCTATTTACTAAACTTGCTATTTGATTTTCTATTTTATCTAGTGTTGTGATAAGTTGTTCGTAATATTCAGCTTCAGCAATTTCTAATTGCCTGATACGAAAGTCTGCTACATTTTCTATTAAATCTGCCATTCATTAAATCTGTACTTCCTCAACTTCTTCTTCAACTTCAGGTGCTTGAACTTCTTCTTGCGTAAATTGTCCTAGTTCTGCTTGTTGTTCTATTTCATCAAATATTATTCCAAGTTTTTCATCATCATCTACAACTGACCTTGCAATTTCTTTATCAATTTCTTTTTGTAAAGTTGGCGATTGAATATTTACTGCTTTAGCTTGTTGATAGAATACTAAATCAGATGCATAATCTCTAATGTTAAAACTATCTGGGTAGTTTATTTCTCCATCAAACTCTTTGTCTTGGAACATAGCAAATAATTTAAACAACTGTTCTTCTGCTAATTGCATATAGTCTGCTTTTTCTGAAAGTCTTGCATTTAACAATTCAAATTCTGTTTGTAATGCAATACCACTAGCAACTTGTGTCTTAGTATTTCTTACTGCGCCAATGTGAGATATTCTATTGATTGCTTCAACCTTGTTTCTAATTGATGCCATAATTGCGTCTAAAGATTGACCAGATGGTTGTAATAAGTATGGTTTTAAGTTTGGCTCTAACTCCTCAGGCATTTCAATAATAGCACCAGCACCAGCAGAAGCATTTACACTTGGAGTTTTAACAAGTGATGGGTGG